CGTGGACTCTGATGATGAAGTGGTCGATTCCGTGACCCCAGCCGATCCCTTGCCCGCTGCGGTGAACGATGAAATCAGCATGGATCAATGGTTAGAAGAGGGTAGCAAGAAGAGAAACATATACGAAGTGCAAGACAATTATGTTTCCCCTTGCAATCCCAGGACAATGGATTTCACGGCTCCCCTCCTCCCGGTTTCTCTGCAACACCCGGCTGACGAACAATTTTCCAGGATGCTGTCTGCGAGAAGTGCGTGGGTTTGGCCCAAGGAACCAACTCAAGTTCCCTGCCCTAGCCACGGCGCCTGCGACCTCATTAAAGCCGCCAATGACGACAGAGCCACCCACGACTTCCCGATCACGTTCCTACCAGAGTTGAAGCTTAGCACCAAACACATCAAGCTTCGACTCGGGCAAAATGCAATTATCGAGGAGGACACTGATGAGAAGCTCGCGAAAAGCACGGCCCTGGCCAAGAAAGTTGAGAAGTTCGCCGCTGCCCTCAAAGCCGCCCCGGGTGCAGAAAGAGTCAAGGTTCTAACAATTGAGGGCCCTCCTATGTGTGCCAAATCCTCGCTAGTCCGTGATTATGTAGAGAAGCACACCAAGTCAACTCTTGTGTATGTCCCTTCCAACGACCTTGCGACGGATTGGAAGACCAAGGTCAAGAACGGTGCTCTGTACAGCATCATGACCAGGCAAACCGTCCCACCTAGGGGTTCGTATCAACTGGGAGTCATCGACGAGGTCTTTAATTTCGAGGCTGACGAATTGTATTTTCACATGAGGCTGATGGCCAGACGCGGGGTCAAGTTGGTCATACTTCTTGGGGATAAGATGCAAAAGCAACTGATAAATTTTGACGTTGATCACGCCTATCTCAATCACCGAATCAACATGCACACGTCCCTCGGAATGCCTCGCGACGCCCATTTTGCTCTTTGCACAAAGAACAACTTAGACATGAACTTGTACACCACCACCGGCACCCGCGAAAAATCAATCTTCCTGGTCACGGACCCCAACAATCTGCCGGCCGCCGACTTGAAATTTCAGATGCACCCTCATTCCAGCACCAGAGGACTATCGACCATTGGGAAGATTCAGGGCTGTCGAGCAAAGGTGGCCATCTTCTATGCAGACGAGACCAACATGATGCGCGGCGCATGGCTAAACACCAACCCGGCCCGCTACACGGTCGCCATGACTCGTCACTCGGAAGCTCTGATAGTTTGCGCCGCACCGTCCACTTCTCTACAGTGGTTTCAGCACACTCAGCCGTTGAATATCATTGGGGCGTCTCAGCGACCGCAATTGGACAAGACTCTGTCCCCAAGAGTGATTGACGACTTGATTGCCCCAGTCCGGAACCCGAGACTGAGCAACATCATCACGAAATTGCGAGCCAGCCTGGAGTCTCCTCTGGCCTTGGACGGTCATTTTGTCACTCTTGAAGATCGTGAAGCTGCGCCTGTCGAAAGCCTGGCAAAGGGCAAGTCTCTACGCGAGGACTTACAAGCATTGATCCACGAAAACGTCAATTTTTCCTTGCCAGAGCCTGCCGAATTGGACCTCATCACTGCCAAACCCTTAAGGCCGTTGCGGTTCAACGACCCCGGCCCAAAGGCTGTTCGGAGTGATGTCAGGAACGACCTACGCGATGCATCGCTGCTGGCTGACATCCAAGTGAATTCATCCGGTTTCGACAACCTGAAAAACTTGATTGACAGGCAAATTGCGACCACCAAGTCTTCCAGATTCGGCACGCCCGACATGATTGAAGGCAGGAAAATTGCGAACCGGTACCGTGAGTGCTTTTATAGCAAGGATGCGTTGTTGCTCACAGTTGACAAGGATATATCGTGGCTAATTGAAACTGAGACCAACGCTCTAAACATGATAGCCAATTCAGAGCCCCTTGGTGATACTGCCAGAACGCTGCAGGTCAACGCCGAGTACAAGACCCAAACGAAAGCTAAAGCGGTGCCTTCTTTCGCCGCCACGGCGCCCTACGGACAGTCAATCCTGGCAAACACCAAGCAGTTCAACGCCAAGTTTGCTAACGTCCAGCCACTCCTTTATGGTAACATGAAGAAGATGTTAAGGGACGGCGTCATCCTGGACTACGGAATGTCAGACGATGATCTGTCGCGTGAGCTTGTGAAGCTTGGCCAGGCCCAGCACATGAACGGTCCGAACAACATTCAGGCCGATGTTAGTAAACAAGATTCTTCGCACACGGCTGCTTTGGCTTACGCGTTCTTTTTGCTAGCAAGAGACACCGGCGCAGACCAAGAGATCATGGAGTTCTATTTGGCCTACATCCGACGTTATCAGTTCTTGTCCAGAGGCGCTGACGCCTGCCGATCCTCTGTCAGTTTCAATCTCGGATCCGGGGACCCATTCACTTTGCTCAGGAACGACATCATGGAGCTTTGTGTCATCGCCTGCCGCTATCACCACGCCGATTCGATGGTGATCGTGGAGAAGGGTGACGACGTTCACGGCGTCATCGCGAGTCTGGCCCCACATTCTTATGCCTCCCTGAACTCTATCGCCAAGGTCAAACTCACCGTCGACTTTGGAACTGTCGGGTACCATGCAGGACGCTTCCACACTGGTAAGAGGTATGTCGTTGACCCTGTGCGTGCGTTCTACAAGCATTTTACGAGATTGGCTGATTCCAACGTGACCAATGCAGTCTTGTATTCCAGCTATGTTTCCAGGGCCACCGACTACTCTGACGAGGAGGTCGAGTTTTTGATCCCAGCTTGCCAACGGCACTATCCTTATCTGTCATCCACTTCTGTGTGCACGATGATTTCAACCATGATTGATTTGCGCAACCGGTCTGTCTTCGAGACCTACAGCAAAATTCCAGTCAAGCCTTTCAGCATAACCGTTGACACCCAAAGCGGCTGCATAGTTAATTGTGTGCGCGCAATTCGACCTGGTAGGCAGCCAAGCTTTTATCGTCAATTTAAAGGGCAAAGACCGGATTACTTGAAGGCCCTCTTGGATCAAAACCATATCCCCTGGATTGATTTCAAGCCCATGATGGAGGAACCGCTCGGAGTCATATTGTTGGAACAAAACCACGCAAGGGTTCGCGTGTCACTGTCCGGTGAACACCCCGTGGGAACCTTTAAAATTCAAGACAACAAACCACCGCAGGTTTCAAATGCAAATTGAATTTCATTCTCACACTCTAACAATAACTCTGACACGTAACCAGCCGCCATGTCTGTCACTCTTTCTCTCTCCGTCCAAACTGCAGCCCTTTGCGCAAACGCTGCTGGTATTGTTTACGATTTCCGCGCTCATGAATCTGTTGTTTCTGCTCTTGCTAATTTCACGTCCGTCGTCCTC